TAATGGCTAATCATACAGGCGTAGACGGACTGGTTACAGTCGGCGGGTCTACTGTAGCAGAATTAATGGGCTTTTCAATTGATGAGAGTGCAACAGCTATTCCCGATAATACAATTGGATCAGCGGCAGCAACTAACAAGATTGGGCGGACTTCATGGGGCGGATCAATTGAATGTAACTGGGACGAGACCGATTCATCAGGTCAAGGCGCTATGAGTATAGGCTCATCAGTAACAATAATCTTTCTGCCTGAAGGAAACACCACCGGCGATACCAGCCTGTCAGGTACGGCGCTTATTACCGGTCTTTCTGTTGCTGTTGCTGATGAGTCAATTATCAGTCAATCGTTTACTATTACAGGTACGGGCGCATTGACTTATGGGGCTGTTTCATAATGTCGGATATATCTGACAAGTTGAAAGCAAAGTTTCAGGATCGATTGAACGGTGAACTTGAAAGCTGTGAAATACCGGCGCTTGATGGTTTAAAAATATACTGGAAACCTTTAACCGGTGCACAGCAAAAAAACATTCAAAAGCAGGCTGAAAAGTCAACGGCTGAAGGTATTTGTATGCACGTTAAAACCCGCGCACTCGATGATAAAGGTGAGGCAGTTTTTAAAGACAGCGCCGTACTTTCAATAATGAATGACTTTGATTTTGCAATGATAACCGATATTTTCTTTAAGATGACCGGTACTGACTTGTCAGCGGAAGAAATAGAAAAAAACTAAAACAGGACGCTAACTTAAAAGCCATTTTTGATGTAGGAAGGTGGTTATCAATGTCAGTGTCCGAGGTTTTAGAATTATCAGTTGATGAAATAAAAGGTTGGGTTGCACATATGAGAATTGAAAATGGCAAATAATGTGATCGGTTCGATGATTGTTAACTTAGGCTTGGAAACAGGCCGGTTAAAATCTGACACTGACAGAGCATCACGGCATTTTAATTCTTTTGAAAAGAAAGCTGGGCGCGCTCTTAAAAAAGTTGGTAGTCGTGTTGCTAACTTAACAAAGACCATGGGTATTATGTCCGGTGTGGCCGCTACTATGGCTATAGTGGGGCTAGGTAAAGTAACAACATCTGCAATAGATGCTTCTGACGAAATAGGCAAAATGGCCGATCAAATCGGTGCTAGTACGGAAGCTTTAAGCGAATACCAACATGTAGCGGCGTTGTCTGGAGTAGAGTTTAATACGCTGACCAAAAGCTTTAGATTCATGCAGAATCAAGTCTCTGATGCTACGAAAGGTATCGGTGATGGTCAGAAAGCACTTGAAGAACTGGGTTTATCAGCGGAAAGATTAAATCAATTAAAGCCCGAAGACCAATTTGAAGCAATCGCGAAGGCTTTTGATGGTGTTACAGTTGCATCAGATAGAACTCGGCTTGCTATGGATTTGTTTGGCGGTCGCGGTGTGTCCCTGTTACAGACCTTGAAAGGCGGTTCCAAGGGCTTGCAAGAAATGCGAGCAGAGGCAAGGCTTTTGGGTTTGAGCCTCTCAAGGGCTGATGTAGACGGTGCAGCAAGGGCTAACGATTCCATGCTGAAGCTAACCACTACGGTTAGCGCTTTAGGAATTACAGTAGGTAAGGAATTACAAGGGCCAATCGGTGACATAGCCGACACTTTAACAGCGGCGGCTTTAGCTTCAGGCGGTTTTAAAACTGAAATTAGATCAGGCGTTAAGGCTGGCTTAGGTGCTTTGTCTACGTTTGCAGAAAGCACCGAAAAAGTAGTTAATTATTTTGATGATCGGCCTTATCTAGCTAGCGCTGGTATATTAGGTTACATGATATACGGCAAGGCCGGTGTTGCTGCAGTTGCGGGCTTTACCCTAGCTGCAGACAAGGTTAGAGGCATCGTTGATGATATGGCGGGCCGGTTTTTAAGCACTGCAGACAATTCAAGTATTGAAAAAGCACGAAAAGAACTTATAGCTTTAGAAGAAAAATACACAGCGGCGGTTATGTTTGGTTTTGATGGCAGAGCCATAGCCGCGCAAAAAGAAATTGATTTGCAAAAAATTAGTATAGCGCAAATGGAATTAATGACAGGTGTGTCAGGTGGTACGGCTGGGAATATAGAAGAATCGGCTGGCTGGGCGGGCGCATTAGGTGACGCATTAAGAAGAGCGCAACAATCAATGGACGTGATAAGTGAAGTCAGTGAATCGAGTACAATAACAACGCCAACGCTGACTATTTTAGAAGGTGGCATGAACGCTGCAGGAAACACAGTACCTTTTCGTGAAATGCCAAGTGATCTAGCAAAACTAACTATTGAAACCGACAAAACTACAAAAAGTTTAAAAGGTCTAGGAACACAGCAAGAAAGAAACATTCGTTTATTTGCTGATATGAAACTACAGTCGCAGCAATGGGCGGCAAGCTTTTCAGATTCATTAGTTGAAGGTGGGTTTAATTTTCAAAATTTTGCTATCGGAATATCAAAACAGTTACAGAAAATAGCATTAGAAAAAGCATTTGCTCCAGTGTTTGGATCGTTTGCCACAGGACTGACTAATTTATTTAGTGGCAGTGGTAATTTAAGCGCTGCAGGCAATACAGTGCCGTTTGGTACATTATCAGAAGAGCTTGCGGGCGGGACTAATTTTGCAAAAGGCGGATCCACTTTGGTTGGTGAGAAAGGTCCGGAAATAGTTAACATGCCGCGCGGATCTCAAGTAATTCCTAACCACAAGATAGGCTCTGGAAGCGGCAATGTTAGCGTTGTTGTCAATGTTGACGCTTCAGGCTCAAGCGCTAGCGGTGATCAAGACGGGCAAAGATTAGGAAATATGATTGGTATAGCGGTTCGATCTGTATTGATAGACGAAAGCAGGCCAGGAGGCATGTTAGCATGACCACATTTTCAGTAGAACCTACTTACGGCGCGCAAGTTAAGAAAGCGCCAAAGGTTAGGCTGTCGGTTTTTGGCGATGGCTACCAACAAAGAGTCGGTGATGGGATCAACAGAACGGCGCGGGTATGGACGCTCAATTTTGTAGGTGATAAGTCTGCTATTGATGCTATTGATTTATTTCTAGCTACTGAAGACGGAATAACTTCTTTTACTTGGACGCCACCAACCGGCGCAGTAGGTAAATGGTTATGTAGTGAATGGAATAATGCTATAATTGAATATAACCACTGGACTTTAAACGCTACTTTTTACGAGGTGTTTGGCGAATGATATCAACAGACGTGCAGAAACTATCAGCCGGCAGCGTTATAGATTTATATGAAATTGACGCCACAGCAATTGACGGTGATGTTTTACGGTGGGTTAATGAAACTAATTCTCTCGGTGCTGATGTTGTCTGGCAAGGTAACACATATACAAGATTCCCAATTGAAGCTAATGGCTTTACTAAAAGCGGGCGGGGTACACAGCCTAGACCTACAATAAGGGGTTCTAACGCGGCAGGCGTATTGGGCGCTTTAGTCCGTGACAATGAAGATCTAGTTGGTGCTAAATTTACTCGCCGTAGAACTTTTGTTAAATATCTGGATGCGGTTAATTTTAGTGGTGGCAATGCCTCAGCAGACCCTAATGTTTATTTTGCTGATGAAATTTGGTATGTTGACAGAAAGTCCTCAGAAAACGGAATATTTATTGAGTTTGAATTAGCCTCGGCAATGGATTTAACTAACGTCAAACTACCTAAACGACAAGTAACACAGAATGTTTGCGCTTGGCAATATAGAAGCACAGAATGCGGATACGCAGGCGGCCCAGTAGCCACTATTGTAGACTTACCAACCAGTGATTCAACACTAGACGTTTGCGGTCATCGGGTTTCTTCATGCAAGCTAAGATTTGGAAATAATGCAACGCTGCCCTATGGCGGTTTTGAAGGCTCGTCTAATTAATGACAATTAAAAGCGATATTTTAAACCACGCTAAGGAATGCTACCCGCTGGAATCATGCGGGCTGATTGTTATTGTTAAAGGCCGTAAACGATACAAGCCGTGTCGAAACATAGCGACAGGATTACAGTTTGCCATTCATCCAGAGGACTATGCTGAAGCCGAAGATTCAGGCGTAATCGATACAATCGTACACAGTCACCCTAACTTATCGCCAAAGCCTAGCCCATCTGATTTAATTGGGTGCGAGCAATCAGGTTTAAAATGGTTAATAGTTTCATATCCTACCGGTAATATTTACGAGTTTGAACCTAGTGGTTATATAATGCCTCTGTACGGGAGGTCATTTCAACATGGAACGGTTGATTGCTTTACTTTTATCCGTGATTACTATAAGCAAGAGCTTAATATAGACATGCCAGATTATGATAGGGCTGATGAATGGTGGCTAAAGGGCGAAAACCATTACATTGATCGAGCTAAAGACGCGGGTTTTTATCATGTTGACGACTTGCAAATAAACGATGTTATATTTATGACAGTTGGGAGTAAAGTTCCAAATCATGGCGCGGTTTATGTCGGTGATAATAAAATTGCACATCATCAAGTCGGTAGATTATCGTCACTTGATATCTATGGCGGCTGGTACTCTAAAATTACAGCGGGAATATTGAGGCATACATCATTAAAACAATAATGCTCTACGGCAAGCTAGGCAGGGACTACGGCAGAGTTCATCGCTATGATGTAGTTTCACCTGCTCAAGCTATTAAAGCTCTCAGCGTAACGATAAAGGGCTTTAAGCAGTCTTTTATTGATGGTGGTTATTATCGAGTATTAATCGGCGGTAAAACTGAGCTTGATATAAACGAAACTATTAATCCTATCTCGAATAAAGAAACCATCCGAATCGTGCCAGTAGTTGCCGGTGCAAGTGGGTTAGGGAAAATAATAGTGGGTGCTGGATTAATCTATTTTTCAGGTGGTTTAGCGGCTGGATTTGGTGCTACCGCAGCAACAGCCGGTTTTGCAGGAATTACAGCCTCGACCTTTTCATCGGTTGGTGTATCGTTAATTATTGGCGGAGTTTCACAACTACTGTTTTCTCCTCAACTACAAACAGGATCAAGCGAACGCGCAGAAAATAGGCCTTCGTTTATTTTTAACGGCGCAGTTAACACAACTAGGCAGGGAAATCCTGTACCTATCTGTTATGGGCGGATGATCGTAGGGTCTCAAGTTATATCAGCAGGGTTAACGGTAACGCAGCTATGACAATAAGAGGCTCAGGCGGTGGCGGTAAAGGCAGCAGTGGAAATACTCGTGTAGCAACAGAAGCGCCAGATAATTTACAGTCTAAGCAGTTTGCAAAATTTGTTGATTTAGTTTCTGAAGGTGAAATAAACGGTTTAGTTGATGGCTTAAAATCGGTGTATTTTGACAATACCCCCCTTCAAAATGCTGATGGGTCATTTAATGTTAATGGTGTTACATTCGACACTAGAGAAGGAATACAAGGCCAAACTTATATAACTGGATTTGCAGGCGTTGAATCAGAAATTGCGGTATCTGTTGAAGTGACTAATGCAACTAGTATTGTGCGATCAATAACTGACACTGATATTGATTCAGTTAGAGTTACGTTGTCAGTGCCTAGATTAACAAGTCAAAACACGACAAACGGTGATGTTAGCGGAACAACCGTCCAGATTGAAATAGAATTGCAGATTGACGGCGGCGGTTATGTTCTATCGGTTGCTGATGACATTACCGGTAAAACTTCAAGCCGATATCAA